AAAGTAACTGTGTAAGCGTGATCGGTTCGGGTTTGTCGAGCTTGTTTACCCCAAGCTGGAATAATTCTTCCTAAGTTATGATCATAAGAATAGACTAGGAATGTTTTGTCTGGGTCTGAAGAGCATTCTTCAGCAAGATCTTTAATTTTCTTATAACCGTCAGGTACTGCGATTAGAGTATCTCCATGAAGACAGTATTCCATCTCAACGAAGTCTTGATACCTCATCATTCTTTCAGAGAGGTTATATGCGTTAGCTGTAATTGTTGTGTAAGTAGGTGCTACACTCTTTTGAAAAAGTAGAGTTCCGCTACTCTTTGAAGAATCAGGTAGAGCTACTGTAGTGTCAAGACCTCTAATTTTTCTCTTGACTATCGGTCCGATCTTAAAGAGTCTTGTTAATTTTTGAAAAAGAGATTGTTGATTTTTAGCCATAACTTTTGCCTCTTCACTTGTTGAAGCCGGCTCTTCACCTTGCGGGATTATATTAAACTGTTATTGTTAGTAATTCAATATCACTTTGCTGAAGGTTTAAATATTACACTTTTTGCTGCAGGATTTGGCTTGCTAGATACGTCAATATAGCTCATTGCATTTTTTGCAACATTGTCAAGCTTTGATGCTAATTCATCTAGAGAAGCTATTCCTACATGTGACTTGGCTGATTCAGATGAAGATTCTTTAAAAGAATTTATTGCACGAATTAAATCAGCAGCTGATTTCATAACTTTAGAGCCGGCTGTGATATCAGAAGCATCATGTTCTTCAGTAAGATTTTGAATCTCTTCTTTGATTATTTGCTTAAGCTGTTTAGCAGTAATTTTATGCATTGCAATTGTTCCTGGGTATATGTATCTTCTTCACTTGTAGAGCCAAGAAAAATCTGAATTATCTGTTTGATTTGTTGATTCGGAATGATTTTGATTTCCAAATGGTGACATACTTCTAATTTGAGGATGGATTGGCATCATAGTATTTCTATTGCCTGGCAGTCCTATTGCATCGCTTACAGATCTACTTCCTCTTGAAGTAGCTTTTAACATTGCATAAGCCATATTTGATGCTTGATCGTTACCCGAACTCTCACCAGCTGTCAGCCACATTCCAATAGCGATACTGATAATAAGATCATCGTGCGCATCTTTTGATGCCATCGCTTTTGAACCATTCCATACGAAGGCCTGCATTTGATCATAAAGTCGCTGAGAATAAGATTTAATAACACCATTTCTTATCAATTCTTCAAGCTTTGCAAGCATTTGATGACGAGACTTGGCTTGTGTTGAAAATCCTGGAAGATCATCTGGATTTACTGGTCTATAATCAAATGGGTCGCCTCTAGTGCCACTGTAATACAGTCTTGGATATCCTGCATCTCTTAGCTTTACACATGTAAAGTAGCCGAAAGAATTTTGTTCAGGACAGAGCAGGGCATCATTATAGAGTTTTCCATATTCAAAAAGAATATCAGAAAGTTTGTCGGGCGGAATTTTTCCCATAAATTCTGCACAAACTTCGCAAGTTTCGTAATCAATTACATGAAAAGCTGAATAATCAGAAGCATCACCACGAGAGACGTCTGCTGAAATAACATATTTTTTGTTAACTTCAGGATTTCTCCAAATCCACACGCCGTTCTGAGGTCCAGACTTTGTAATTGGATTTTGAATCATCTCTCTCATTCTGTCAAGCTCGCCCGGCTGAAGGAATGTGTCGCCTGACGTAATAAAGTCGCATAAAAATTCTTGTGCAACTTTTCTTCTAGGAAGATTCCTGGTCTCTTTATCAAACCATTCTTGATCATGGTCGGGATGAACATACCATGGGAGTCTGATAGGATTAAAATCATTAAGTCCTGATTCAGCTTCCGTCCACAACTTATAATATTGACCACCTACGCCGTTCGGTGTCGACAAAATAACAGCGCTACCACCAGTTGAAAGAGTAGGGTAGAGTCCGGTCCAGATGTCGTCAAAGTCTCTAATGAATGCAGCCTCATCAACAATAAGCAAGGCCAACGCTTCAGAACGTCCAGCATCAGGAGAAGTCGGAACTGCTGTTATTGTTGAACCATTTGAAAATCTAATTGACTGTTTGGTTGGCTCAAATTTAGTCAACAAGAGCCATGCTGGAAGAGAATCAAGCATTGTCTTCACCTTTTTGATGAAGTTCATTGCAGTAGGCAATTTTGTTGCAATAACAAGAATATTCTTGTCTTTCTTAAAGAGCGCCATCCAGAGAGCATAAGCAGCAGTAACAGTAGACAAACCAAGCTGTCTAGATTTCAAAACAATGTTAAATCTACTTTCTTGAAAAGACTTGACACATTCATCTTGAAATTCATAAGTTTCAAATGGGATTAAACCTTTAACGGGGTGCTGAATTTTCGTGTATTCTTTCATAAAATACACGGGATTTTTTCCGCACTTTAAAATTTCTGAAACTTGCTGCTGTCTGTTTATATTGACTGGATTTTTACTCATGACATATCAAAGATGTACGTTTTTCTATAATACGCTGTTCTCTTTGGTGTGTGATGGTAACCACCGCCTATCATCTCAACAGAGTCAGATTCGTCAAATTTTTCTAACTTCAAAGAATCTCCTGTTAATTCTTTATAAGCTTTCTTAAGAGAACTTATTCTATCTTTTATAAGTCTATCTGCAGCCTCTGATGATCTCTTCTTTGTGATCTGTGCCTCACCGCTAGAAGAAAAGTTAATAATGTCAATATAAGTTACCGTCAATCTTGATCCAAAGTCTCCAGATTTTTCATCTTTGTCAGCCAAGTGTACTACACCTGAAAATGAAAATTTTACCGAATAAGATGAAGCTTTTGGAGTCGAAGATCTTCCCCATGTTGTATCTACAATATTGTTTAGTGCACTGAGATCAATTTTTTTTGACATAACTTGCGCTCGCTGATGCGGTAAATAGGTGTCACATTTCTAATTTAGACTTAATGTATTCTTTAGAGGGTCTCCAGCCAACTTTCCAATCTTCAAGCTTAGGATAAATTATCTTATTGGAACAAGAATCACAGCACTCAAATTTTCTAAAAGACTCTTCGTCATAGTAAGAAGTCATAATTGTCTCGCAAAATGGACAAAAAAGAGGTGGTGAAGTTGAAGGATCCTTCTCTTTAATGACATAAAATCCATCACATTCCTTGATCAACCTGTCATTAAGATACGGTTTCCACTCGTTCATACAAACACCATCTTTGAATCTTTCTCGTTCTTTGTAATCTCTAAGATATGATCAGCAACATCCTTGATTCCGTCAACATGTGTGATCACCAAAATTAATCTAAAAAACTTCTTTAGACTTGTCAACAATCTATTGCATGCTTCGACGCCGGTATCATCTAATGTTCCGAATCCTTCATCAATGATGAACATATCTGACTTTGACATCGAAGAAACATTTACCAATGCAACTCTTAATGCAATAGAAGCAATAGTCTTCTCCATTCCAGAGCACAATTCAATTATCCTACGAGAGTCTCCGTAATTGATATAGATCTCAGATGCATCTGATTCATCATCATTTTCCATTTCAATAGAGAAATCAACAATTCCGTGTAGGATCTTTGAAATTTCTGCATTAATGACCGGTAGCTGTGACCTTGTTATGATCAAGGGAATTCCCTTCTTTGAGAAGGCACCTGAAATGATCTCATATGTCTTCATCGACTTTAAGATAATATCTCTAGCTGATCTCTCTGTAGATAATTTTTCGATATCTGAAAGGAGTTTTCCTCTCTGAGTTGCTAAGTTCATCCTGATCTCATCCGATGATTTGATAAGCTTAGTTAATTCTTCTATTTTGGACCTAATAGAAACTACTTCTGTATTTTCTTCATTTTTTAAAGCTTCTTGGAGATCGACCAGACGCTGCTGCGCTGTCTTTAGAGACTCATCGATCGAGTCACAAGATGACCTAGACTTTTCTATCTCGGTTTCTTTCTTCGAAATTTCCAATTTAATCTTTGAAGAAAGCACTGAAGCTTTCTCTAATTTGTCGATCTTTAATTCGATTGATTCTTTATTTAATGCAATGATCGAGTCTTTTAGGCTTGTCAGCTTTTTTAAAGTAGATGCAATCTTTTTATTTTGAGATTCAATTTTATCTCTACTTTGATGAGCGTCTTTAATAAATTTGCATGTGGGATAATCATCTCCACAGGGAACTTCGTCCAGAATCTTTAGAGATTTCTGGTGTTGATTGAGGATCGATGTTTCTTTGTCATATAGATGATTTAACTCTGAAAGAGATCTTTCAAGATCATTTATTGAAGAAAGTCTTCTTTTTAGATCATCAATGTCGTCAGAGGACTCAACTTCTTCTACAATCATTAGCTTTTTCTTCAAATCAGTAATGTCTGATGATAACATCCCAATCTTTGATTTGCAGTCTTGACAAGATTTAACTAATGTGTCAACTTTTTTCTCTTGCAACTGCACGTCAGTAGGAGTGACAACTTTTACTTCTTTGTGACAAGAAAGCTCCGTTCTCAAATCAGATATTTCAGTCTGATGATGATCAATAGAATGAACTAGTTCATCAATTTTCGATTCAATATCGTCTATAGAATCTTGTGCTTGTTTCTTTAATTCGTCCCAATTTCTATCAGGATAATTTTTTAATTGAGACTTAAAAGAATTTAAGTCTTTATTTGCAAGATCTGACATCTTGTCAAAAATGTCAAGTCCTAAAAATTTTGATAAATAAGCTCTTCTTTTTGTAGATCCTTGAGAGATAAAAGAATTGATATCGCCCTGAGCTGACAAAGAAGTAATTGAAAAATCTTCGTGTGTCCCAATTAGAGACCTAATAGATTTTTCAGTATCAGTTCTTAAATCTCCACACAGATC